TATAATTACTGATGGTTTACTATCCATTATTTTTTTAATTGACTTCTGTTGCCACTGTTGTTGTATCTGACAAAATTAATATTTATTTTTGACTTTTCCTCTTTGACCTGAAACATGTTCTTCCTAGTAGCCATAATAGCAAGTCCAGAACTAATCGAGGCATCGTGCTTTGTCCGATTGTTTATGTCAAATCTAGCCCAATCCTCAAGAGTCTTTGTGAAGTACATGTTACCCATCTCATCAGGTTCTCTGTATGTCCCCTCTTGATCGTATCCAACATACTGTTCGATATACGTGCCAATAGATGATGCGTGAGACTGTTTTACGTCCTCAGATGAGTTAGGTATACCACCAAGCTCTAACTCTGTCTTAGATAGCTTAGTTATGTGCTTATCTGGTCTATTCATAGAGTAACCTCTATACCCTCTATCCTTTATGTGGTATAGAAGTCTAGTCTTATTATTCTCAATAAGTATAGGCATTCCATAAAAAATGATCGCCATAAGCACATCTTCGAAAAAAATCTCCGCTGTCTGTGTCCTTGTTACGTACTCTAGTATAAACTGATTAGTTGGAGCTTTTGGCTCCATATGGAATCCAGTAAGTCCGTGAAGAGCACCATTTGACCCTCCTCCTCCAACAGTACCAGATATATCATAAGGGTCACATCCGAACGCACCTAAGTGTTCGTTACCAGGACGTTTCTTCCCATGCCTATCTGTTATAACTTTATTCCTTAGTTCTGGTGGAGGCAGCCAAGATACAGTGAACTTACCACCTGGGTCTGGGGTCCATATAACCTCAGAGTCAAGTACTCCGTCTCTCCAATGGAAGTTGCCTTTAGTAAGTACTCTTTCCTTTATTAGTGAATCGTTATAGTCAATCTGCTGATATATCTTAGATAAGTTATACAACGACTGCTTAGACTCATCACGAAATGCGTGAGACTCTGTTCTTGGGTACTGTCTGTAGAACTCGTTAAGTGCGTCAGCATCATTCTTAAGCGCAGCTACTTCATTGTTCCAATAAGTAATTACACCGTTGTATATCATCTCCCCATCCATACCGACAACTGGAGTCTTTGGATCCTCAAACACTGGGAATCCATATTGATCAATGTATCCCTCAAAGTTCCACTCCATAGGTATAAACAAGCTGTACAGACCTGACTTAGTCTGTCCGTTAGCTGATCTTTGTTTTGGATTAGAGTCTGCGTATAACTTCTTGAAGTTATCACCACCCTTAGATAATGCGTTGGATGTTGATCCCATCATACACTTACCAATAACCTTAGAACCTAATCGAAGACAGGTCTTTGTTACACGCCAGTTGTTCAATATGTTGTCTGGCTTCAGCCACTTTCCAGATTCATCATGAATCAGCATGAGTAGTTTCTCACCATCGTATGAGTTGTCAGCAGTATTTTTCCAATCTATAGTAGTATCAAGACCCTCTATATCATCAGTATGCTCTTCGTTCATACTCTTCTTAGTGATCTTTGAAGCAGGAACCCTAAACGACAACTCTGTCTTTGGATTATCCATACCATCCTGCACAGGCTTAAAGAAGAATGGGTAGTTCCTAACTATTGGAACAACCTTGTCTGTAAACATCTTCTTAGCATCCGTACCAGTCTTAGATAGTATACCAAGCCTAGAGTCCTTAGATATTGTACCTAAGTTGCCTATCTCACCAGAACTCATAAATGAGAAACCACTACGTCTGTTCTTAAGGTAGCACATTCCGTAGCTTCTTACGTCAGCCTTACACGCCTCCCAAAATATATAGAATATCCTGTTAGATTCACGGAAGTCAGGAAGACCAACGTCAATCTTAGACCACTGAAGGTACATATAGTGAGTACCTGTTATGTATGTAGGTTTGCCATTATTGATAAACCAATGACCTAGCTCTCTTCTATCGAACTCTCGCTCTATGTATTCAATCCATCTTGACTTAAATACATTGTCACGTCTAGACCATTCAAACGATGTCTTAATCTTCTGAAGTTCTTTTGGATACTCTTCTGGTTGCCATCTATTACTACCAGTGTCTAAGTCTTTAGGAGTCTTAGGTAGTGCGATATTTATACCATTGATATAGTATATATCTCCTATAGTGCCGTCTTTAGATATTACTACTATATCGTAGTCTTTATCGTACCCGTACTCCCAAGACTTAGACGCATTTCTACCCGTACGGATCTGTTTGTTTACATGATCGTTGTTTAGTATATATAAATCGTATCCGCTACTTTTTTCCATTGTTCTTAGCCCTTCCCTCTGCAAATCCACCGTTACCACTTACGATAACTTTAATTTCAGACTCAGATTCTTTTGCTCGCTCAGCATCTATTCGCTCAAGTATAGATAGTGCATCCTCAAACGCTAGTCTCTTCGCAGCCGCTGCGTTCTTCATCTTATCAGCTGATAGATCGTCATCAATAGAGTAGTTAACAATAGGCTGCTCCAATACCTTAATAAGCTCGTCAACAGACTTCTCTGCTGCACGTAGCACCCTATCTTTTTTATCTTTTAGATTTTCAAGCATAAGTTCTTCATTTTCATTCTGTACAACTTATCACCATCTATATTAAACTCGTACTCTGACTCTGGTCTAAATGAAATAAAGTCACCTTTCTTAACTATATCGTTACTAGGCACGTACTCTACATATCCATGCAAAGCAAGTTCAACATCAGTGCTTGATAGCTCTCCTTCTTTATTCTCGTGTAGCACTGGCTTAATAAAACAGTATGGATACGGAGCGCTCCAGTCACCTTCTGGTTTTTTATACAAGAACAACTGATCAAACTCAACCATAAAAATGTCATCCTCATAGAAGTTCCAACTAGAACGTTCTACACCCTTCATGTCATAGTACAACCTAAAAACATTATGGTGAACTATAACGTGATCTCCTTCAGATATCTCTCCTGTGTATCCTATTGGAGTAGCTATAACTATACCAACCCTATTAGTATATCTATGGTCCTCTTGAGATGAAGACATGATGAAGTCCTTCCCACTCAAGTTCTTTGACGCATCATATCTTACACCTCCTTGAGGACGTATTATAAAATAGTGAGGAGATCTCATTAGAAATTGATATTGTACTCTATCGATACTGGAACAGTAGACCCTATAGACTTCCACTTAACAGCTTCACCATCCTTCTCCACCCATACATCGTATAGTCCATCATCATTTCTGATAATATCAAATACAACGTACTCACCTCCCATAACAGGCTTTCCAACCTGGAAGTGCATAGCGTTTAGTGGATCTGTCCCTATGGAAATCTTACGGATTATCATGATATCTCACCAGTCTGTAAGTTCACATTTCCTTCACCATACTTCTCATGGATCTCTTTATGAACTTCAGCTAAATCATTATGAGCAATATCTAAGTTAATAAGCGTTGTCTGCTTATCAGTCTTAAGTCTTTCTTCTGTAATGGTGATATCAGCTAAGTGCTCTCTTAGTTGATAGTAGTTTGTTCGTGCAGCTTTAAACTTTTCTAGCTCTTCAGCTGTAAGTACTTTAGTTTTACTCATTTTAATTTAATTTAATTTGTCACAAATTTAGTACAAATTTGTTATAAGTCGTATGTTGTAATCTCAATAAACATTTTATTCATCAAACCATTTGTAAGTGTTCCTGATGTTGTGGATATTAAAGATATAAGAGTTGGAGGAGTTACACCATAACCCAACTGAGTTTCACCATCAGCAGAAGGCGAAAATATAAGAGCTGTATGGTTCCCAAGATTCCCAGATGTTACAGTAAACAAGTAAGTACCTACTGAAGTGTATGACCAAGTTCCAGTAATGGTATTACCTTGAACAAGAGTTGCCACTGGCGCAGTAATTCCAGTCTGAGTCAAGAACGCTCTATAAACTTTAGATGAACGCTCTAAATCAATTATCTCTTGAGGTGTAACGTTCTTAGTTGCACCTGTTTCTGCATCAGATGCTAATATCTTATCGCCTGGATTTAATGTACCAATAGCATAGTTATTAATCTTTCCCATGGTGCAAATATACTAATTTTTACTCATTGTCATAGAACATCCTATCTGAGTCCTCAGTGTGCCACTTATCAAATCCCTCGCAGTTATAGTAGCCCTTATTAACTAAGTAATCTGGTTTCTCAGGGAACGGCTTAGTTACAAACGATGGCTCCGACCACTTAATACGGTTGTTAGGCTGCAAAGCAATCTGACCGTTATCTAGTAAAATAATATGGTGACTCTTGTGCTCTAATGGATCCTCTGCTAATGATATATCTGTATTGATATCATTAGAACCCCAGTTAATTGTAGCGTAGTAACTGCCAGAGTAGAAGTTCTTGTCCTTCATATATACATCCACACGAGTATCGTATAGATATGATAAATGAAGCAAAGTGAAATTATATGAAAAACAGTTCCATATCTGTAAGTAATGGAATGGAAGGTCTGGGTCTGGCAGCTTAGCTTCTGTCAGTAGTGCGTGAGATGGTAACTTATCTCTTAGGACACCATTCTCAAGAAGCACTTGAAATAATGCAGCCTGCCCAGGCATACATCTTACAGATATTATTACTCCTGGAGTAAACTCTCCATGACCTTTAGTGTTCTGATACATGTACTCGTTTCTAACGAATACCTTAAGTGGGAAAAAGTTATGTTCAATATATCCCATAACTATCTTCCTTGTCCTCTGTATGATTTCTTGTAGTTCTTGCTGCTCTTAAGTTTAGACACCTTCGTCTTAGCATGAACACCTGGGCGCTCTACATGAGTCTTTGCTAGCTTTGCTGAATCTTGTAATTTTATCTTTGCCATTTTACCTATTCTTTATTGTAAAGTTAAGAATAGTAAACAAATAAAAATCTCTAGATATGTCAACCTCAACAGTGAAAAAATCAATAGCACCGAGTCTTAATCTCAGTGCTATTTTATCCCACTGTTTGTGAGATGATTTCCATGAATTTCTAATCTTCATTACTTCTTGTCAAATACTGACCAAATGGCTCCAGCAAGAGTCATTACAGCACCAGTAATTTCAGTTACAATTGCATCACTCATGTAACCTTTAACAACTACGATACCTCCGACAAAAGTCAAGAAGTGACGTACAATTCCTAGGATTTGTTCTTTTTTCATACTTATCTATTTTAGGGATTTCAACATTTCAATCATCTTAGGCTGTGGAGATATATCAGTCTTATCTTTTCTGTAAGAGTTATGAGTATATACTCCTGGTACAGCCTTCAATGCATTAGTAGATACCTTCCACATATCATCTTCATTGTAATCAAGTGGAATACCGTGTACCTTATTCCAGTAAATAAGCAGCTGCCTTACTGACTCAATCTGAGCATCAGTATATGCGTGGTAGTACTTATGTCCTTTATATTTAGTCTCTAGCTCACATACCTGATCAGCAGGAACTACTCTGTCAACGTAGTTATAGAACTTGTCTCCTCTCTTCTCAAGTGGCCCCCAGTTACATATCTCAATGCCTATTGCAAGTGGATCAAGTGATCTATAAGGAACAGCATTAGCTCTAAACACCTCTGGCTTAATACCAAGGTGGTAAGCCCAGTACTTAGATGAGAACGCTTGACATATCTCTCCGTCATATGTATCTCTAGATAATCCTTTACCAGATATTGTTATACATGTAGCTATACGACCTCTATCATCGTTGTCCCACATCTTAATAGTTCCAGGACCAGACGAATTTCCAGCTGTGTGGTGTAACACAATCTGAAGTTTCTTAGTCTCTTCTTTTATGTACTGTGAACTAGATAAAGGAACTTGTTTAATCTTAGACAGTTCTAGATTTCCCATACTTTAAAATTATAATAGTTAATAACGCGATTGCCGCTAAAGATACCCATGCCCATGGATTACTCTTGTTCTCTTTTCTTGATATAGTTCTATCAGTCTTTTTGTTTTGTTTATTGTTCTTATACTGATATTTCAATAACTGTCTAATACTATCGTTCTGCAACTTAATCATTCTCTCAAGATGCTTAAACTGATCTCTTATAGCTAGACGTTCTTGTCTAGACATATATGTTTTAATAGTATTGGTAACCAAGTATGGAAAGCTATCCTTGAGAACTAACTTAGTCTCGTATGAGTTGTTTGATACGTTATATACAGTATCTAAGTCATAGCTGTAGTGCCAAACAGTATCTGGAACTATAACAGCTCCTTTTGACTTTGCTATCTCTATATGTTTCTTTGCTTTAGCTAAGTGCCTTTCAGCTGAACAAGAAGATAATAGAACTAATAAAATTAGGACTCTAAGCATCCTTTTTCTTTATTTTAATTTCATTTGGTAGAACAGCGTATAGCTCTTGTGGAGTATTATATCTTGTTCTATAGTTATCAATCTTCGATGTCTGGCCAATTTTATCGTAACACATATAAAGCTTATTCTCTACAGAACTTAGTCGCATGTTTGTCCAAAGTAACCAGGATACTAAGACACCCATAGATCCATGCTTTTTTATAATTGCTATTAGATCCAAAGCAGCCATGTTTTACTTAAGTACTAACATTACACTTCCACTAGTCAATTGAATCTTTGAGAATGGAGCCTCAACATTCATAGGAGTAATCATTGCACCTGTCTTAACTGCTGTACCTGTGTCAGCTATGTGGTCATTTAAAACATCTGTAACAACTCCATTTCTGTCTGTACACTCTAAAGTATCAAATACAGTATTCTCAAGAGTTACAATAGAGTAAACTAATTCTGATTCAAATGGATCAGTTGTATTGAGTATATAAGATCCTCCGCGTGCTGTTAATATTTCTCCGTATGAGTTTGCCATGTCTTTTATTTTAAACCTTTTCTTGCTCTATTTTTACTTCTATGTTCTGGTACAACTTTACCATCTTTAGTATGACTTGCATCCCGAACATCTCCTTTTTTCAATCCTAGCTTCTTGCGTCCTGCGTTTGCTTCAACTCTAAGCTTTAGTCCTTTCTCAGTTTTATTATACTCCTTCTGCTGCTCCAGTCTTTTCTTCCTTGCTTCTGGATTTGCTGCGTAGTACTTAGCCGTCTTTCCTGCCATAACTGACTAGTTCATTTAATTTCTTTTGTCTCTTGATACATCCACAGTCTTCAACTATACCTAGCTCAACGGCCTTCTTAACAGCATAGCTTATTCCTGTTACTTCAGTTAAAAAAGCAACAGTGTCACCAAGACCTTCCTGCTTCCTTATCTTCTGAATCATTTCATTTTTTTTACGTTACTCATCATGCCCATAACAGACATCTTAATAACAGCCTCACCCATTTCTTCTTTCATTTCTTTGGCGGCCTTCATATCTTTCTTCATACGTACCAACTTATCAATGTAAGTGTCATATGAAACC